ACGAAACCATCGCCTACGGTTTCTCCATCACCGAAGAGGCGATGGAAGACAACCTGTATGACAGCCTCTCGGCTCGTTATACGAAGGCTTTGGCCCGTGGTATGGCCTACACCAAGCAGGTGAAGGCTGCTGCGATCCTGAACAATGGTTTCTCTGCCGCTGTTGTTTACGGCGACGGGCAAGCCCTGTTCTCGACCGCTCACCCGCTGGTTTCCGGTGGCACCAACAGCAACCGTCCCGCGACGGCTGCAGACCTGAACGAAACCTCCCTCGAAGCGGCTGTGATCCAGATCGCTGGTTGGACGGATGAGCGCGGTCTGCTGATTGCTGCCAAGCCCCGCAAGCTGATTGTTCCGCCTGCTCTGCAGTTCGTTGCTACTCGTCTGTTGGAAACCAGCCTGCGCGTTGGCACCACCGACAACGACATCAACGCTCTGAAGAACAACGGTTCGATCCCGGAAGGCTACACGATCAACCACTTCTTGACCGACACCAATGCGTGGTTCCTGACCACGGACGTGCCCAACGGTCTGAAGCACTTTGTTCGCGTGCCGCTGGCAACCTCGATGGACACCGACTTTGATACGGGTAACAACCGTTACAAGGCGCGAGAGCGGTACTCGTTCGGAGTGAGCGATCCGTTGGGAGCCTGGGGCAGCCCTGGCGCATGACCTAAGTCCTTGATTTACAAGGTAAAAGGGGCTTCGGCCCCTTTCTTATTTCTTCTGTGATACACTATCGGTTGATAACACAGGAGGCCACATGGGCATCATCTACCGCATCACTTGCACGGCAAACAACAAGTTCTACATCGGCAGCACAGTCAACAAGGCCCAGCGTTGGGCAAGGCATCGCAAACAACTGCGTGACGGCACGCACCCCAACAAGCACATGGCAGCGGCGTGGGCCAAGTACGGAGAAGCAATGTTTGTGTTTGAGGTGTTGGAAGATGTAGCTGAACCCGCTGCACTGTTTGCTGCGGAACAAAAATATCTTGACGAACATGCCGGAAAAGACTACTGCTTTAACTGGTCTTTGTACGCAGGTGCTCCTATGCGTGGGAAACGTGGAGCGGAAACATCTAATTTTGGTAAGGTATTACCTGACAGTATTAGGAAAAAAATAAGTGCGTCAACATCTGGTGAAAACCATAAAAATTGGGGCAAACACCTGTCCGAAGAGACAAAGCAAAAAATTCGTGAAGCAAACCTCCGTTACCCTCACAAAGAGCGTAAACACACACCAGAAGCTGTAGCCAAGATTGCTGCTGCCAGCAAAGGAAGGCCTGTGCCAGAGGAAACAAGAGCAAAACGATCCGCCGCGTTAAAAGGCAGGGAGATCTCACTGGATCAAAGATTGCGTATCAGCAAGACACTCAGTGGTGCAGGCAATTTCTGGTATGGCAAAGAGCGCCCTGATTCGTTCAAGGAAAAGATCCGCAAAGCCGTAGAAGTGACGCTCCCGTCCGGCGAAGTGCAGAAACACGCCAGCATTCAGGCACTGCGAGAGGCCACGGGCCTGAAGGCCCCAACTATCAATCGGGCGCTGAAGTCGGGGCAGCCGCTGGCCAAAGGTCCGTTTAAGGGTTGGTTGTTCGTTTACGCTTGACCCTGCCCCGCCCATGTGCTACCCTCATACAAACCGAGCTTCACCACAGCCCGCCGACTGACTCGGCAGACTTCTCCTCAGAGACGACGGGCGCAGTTTGAGGAATAAGCCATGAGCTTTTCGACCTTCTCCGGCCCGGTTCGCGTGGGCACAAACCGTTACAACCCTGGCCGCAATACGGGGTTGGTTGTTTTGGCCCAGTCGTATGACTCGGGCACTGTTTCTGCCGGTACGGGCAACGTGGATGTGACGGCCCTTATCATTCCGCAGGGTTCACAGGTTGTGGACATTACTGTGGATCAGGTGCAGATCCCCACGGCCACTTCGACGTTCACCATTTCTGTGGGCACGACTTCTGGCGGCGCTGAGTTGATGGCCGCTGTAGCCACGACTGCTGGCGGGCGATTCCGTGGTACTACGACTGCGGCTACGCAGTTGGCATGGCAGACCTCCACCACGGCGGACACCACGATCTACATCCGCAACGCGATTGGCACTCTGGCTACCACGCAGGGCCGGTTCATTGTGACGGTGAGCTATGTCCAGCGTGCTCCGAACGGCGCTCAGAACCCCACCACGTTTGAGAACTGATGACGGGGGCTTCGGCCCCCTTCTTGTAGGAGTGCTGAATGGCTAAGACCAATTACAGCCCGACGTTCCCTATGTACCCCGGGGACGCGGCTGCTGTCACGCCCAGTGACACCAACAACCTGCGTGAGCCGAGCGTCATTTTTGTGGGCACGGCAGGCAACGTGAAAGTGACCACTGCTCAGGGATCTGATGTGGTGTTTACGTCTGTGCCTGGGGGTTCTGTGTTGCCGGTTCAAGTAATCCGTGTCTGGGCAACGGGCACGGCTGCTACCAACATTGTCAGGATCTTCTGATGTCGGTGAACTTCGGGTTTTCTCTCCCTGCGCTTAGGCAATACGGTGCGGCGGGGAGTAACCCGTTTGGTCAGCTTGGACCGACGTTGGATCTGTCGTTTGTGGATGGTGCGACGGGCGTAACAGACCTGTCCAACCCCACGGGCTACACACTGAACACCAATTTCATCGCCCCGGAGTATCAGGTAGCAGCACAGTACGCCGTTTGGGGTGCTAACGGCCTGACCCAGCAGAACTTTGCCGACATCGTGACGTTCACCCGAGCGTCCACGGCGTCCTACTTTAACTCTACCGGCACGCTGCAAAGCGCTGCCATTGATGCCCCCCGCTTCGACTACAACCCTTCGACGCTTGCTGCACAGGGCTTGTTGATTGAGGAGTCCCGCACTAATTCCATTCGGAACAACACGATGCAGGGTGCTGCGGCGGGGACGCCGGGGACGTTGCCGACGAATTGGACGTCGCAACTGTCAGGTCTGACACAAACTATTGTTGGCACCGGCACCAGCAACGGTATTGCTTACGTTGACATTCGGTTAAACGGAACGACCTCAAATACATTCTTTAACATAAACGTAGAAGGCCAAACAAATATTGCCGCTACAAACGCTCAAGCATGGACAGGAAGCGTTTGGCTTTCAGTTGTTGGTGGATCAACCACAAACATTACTTCAATTGCGTGGAGCCTTAATCAATACTCAAGTGTTCCGGTATACCTATCAACACTTAGCGGCACAAACCGCGTCTCTACCATTTCTTCAACACTGACGAGAATTACAGACACGTACACGACAAACAATGCATCAATTGCATTTGTTCAACCTGTTTTAGCGATGTTGTGTGGCTTAGGTGTCGCCATCGACATCACCTTCCGCATCGGCCTGCCGCAGCTAGAGCAGGGCGCCTTCGCAACGAGCGTGATTCCCACCACGACCACAGCCCTCACGCGCTCTGCTGATGTGGCTTCAGTGAATACGCTGAGTCCTTGGTATAACGCGAGTGCGGGGACGCTGTTTTCTGAATCTGTACTTGCACGGCAAAACGCTATGCCAAATGTTCAAACAGCAAACATTCGCAACGCTGGCATTACAAATGAAATTAGACTGTTTTACCGATCAAGTGGCGGTACGGGGCAAGCTGTTATTGACGCAACAATAGCACAAGCAGATTTATCGGCAACTGGTGTTATTACTGCAAATGCTACGTTAAAAATGGCATTGGCTTATTCTGCCAATGATTTTGCGGCTAGCGGTAATGGTGGTGCTGTTGTAACTGATACAAGCGGTACGGTTCCATCAGGTTTAACAGAAATGTCGCTTGGAGCGAACGGCCTGAACGGCTACCTCCGCCGCATCACCTACTACCCTCGGAGGCTCAGTAACGCTGATCTCCAAACTATAACTACTTAACGGGAGGAGAAGATAATGGCACTCGTTACTAAAAACTTCAGCGACATCATCACCTTCACCCGTGCCAGCACGGCCACATTCTTCAACTCGGCTGGTGTGCTGACCAGCGCAGCGATCAACGCCCCACGGTTTGATTACAACCCCAGCACGCTGGCGGCTCAGGGCTTTTTGATTGAGGAATCGAGGACGAACAGCATTCGGAATAACACGATGGTTGGAGCGGTAGCGGGGACGCCGGGGACGGCTCCGACGAATTGGAGCGTAAGTGGCCTCGGGACTCTGACGCAGCAAGTAGTTGAAACTGGCACGTCCAACGGAATAACCTACATCGATGTCCGTTTTAGCGGGACCACTTCAACTACCCAATTGGTAATTAGGTTTGATGCCACTGGTGCTATTGCGGCGTCCAACGGACAATCTTGGGCAATTTCTGCGTGGCTGGCGGTTGTAGGCGGAAGCACGGCAAATACCAACACATATACGCTTGCCACCAATCTTTTTGATGCCGGCTCTTTGTACCTTGGTGAAGGCCCATCTATTAATTTGGCTTCTCCCCCGACGTCAACTTTTACGCGATATTCCGGGGCAGGAACAATAGCCACAGCCAATACGGCGTCTATTCGCCCGTATTTCTATGTCCTGTTTGCTTCTGGTGTCGCCATCGACATCACCCTGCGCATCGGCCTGCCCCAGCTAGAACTCGGCGCGTTTGCCACCTCCGTCATCCCCACCACCACCACCGCGCTGACCCGTGCAGCCGATGTGGCTTCAGTGAATACGTTGTCGCCTTGGTATAACGCGACGGAGGGGACGCTGTACAGCGAGTCGCTTGTCCCATTCGTTGACGCCGGCCGTTTTCCGGCAGCGTTTGAACTAACAGACGGGACATTCAATAACCGCATATCTCAGGGGTACGCCCCAACGCCGTTAGCTAACAACGCTCAAGTGGCTATGTACGTTATCGCCGCAGGTGTTATCCAGGCAGAGTACTACCCAACAGTGGCTAGAGCGATCCCAAACAAGATCGCTACTGCGTATGCCGCAAATAATTTTGCTGCGGTAATTAACGGCGGGGTTGTTGGCACTGACGTTTCCGGGGCGGTGCCTGTGGTCAACCAAGCATTGTTAGGCAGGGTAACCGGCGCAGTTCTCATCAACGGCTACCTCCGCCGCATCACCTACTACCCCCGCCGCCTGAGCAATGCCGAGTTGCAGGCCATCACAACATGACCCACTTCCTACGCGGATTCCTAGACGGCTTGGCGTTGATGCCGCTGGTGCGCTTGATCAGGAAACGCAAATGAACGACCCCTTCGACCCATTCAACCAACTCCTGACGGAGACACCGGCTCATCTGCT